CGATCTCGGCGTCAAACGTCTTGCCATCCCCCGAATAGATCGTGGTCGGCCACATATCGTCGGTGGTCCGCGTCACATAGGCGAGCCGGGACCGCAGCGTCAGCATACCCTCGCGCCCGACATTGCGTTCGATATTGCTGAGACGCTTCTCGAGGATGTATTTCACCTGGTTCAGCGTGATGCGCTTTTCCTTGGGCGGGTTTTCTTCCTCCAGGTACTTCTTGAGCGCATCCGGTGCGGAGGGCTTCGAGCCGATGGCATAGTACTTGAGAAAACCTGCAAATCCGGGATGAATGGGCGCAGCGGCCTTGGGCGGTGTGGGCGCAAGCGCCGTGGCCCCGGCCTCGTCGCGGGTCTTGAACCAGTCGTAAATCGCCCGACGCTTTACCGATGCGGTGTTTTTTCGGTCATTGGCCAGGGCAATCCGCTTAGGGTCCAGACAGAAGCCATGATCGGCTGTCAGCAAAAGCGGCTTTGCGAGGCTGGCAGCCTCCTCAATTGTCAGGATTTGCCCGGCATCGCGACGATGCTCGATATCCTGACGGGTCTCATAAGTCTCCTGCGCCTTGAGGAACTGGGTGATCCCCCAAGACCGCCTTTGGCCTTGCGAAATCGCATAGCCGTCGATCGACTGAAGGACCTCGGCTCGGGCCTCCATCACTGCGCGAGCACGCGACCCCAGCAGGGCGGCTTTCAGCGCATCCATTTTGGACCGGCCCGTAACATGACCCGCCGCCTGAGCCGCTTTCACCGCCTCCTTCATGGCGTGGCCTTCGATGACCATGATCACCTCATCTGGCAGCAGCGTGAAATGATATTCCATGCCACCGCCACGGCCTGCGCGCTTGCGACAAAAGCGATCGCCCATCACGTGCCAGCTGGCCGTCTTTGCGTAGATTTGGACACCGCGTTCCGTCTGCGGGAAGTTCTTCATACCGCGCTTCTTGGCGATCTCGGCCAGTTCACGGGCGCTGTAGAATTCCTGAACGGCAAAAGAGGACATATCGTTCATCTGCGAACCTTCCACTTGGCCATAATGGCCTGTTCCTGTGCTTCGAGTTCCTGCCGCTTGTCTCGGATCAACTGCAGGCGGATCATCTCGGCATATTGTTCTTCGATCACCGTCAGGCCGAACTCACCTGGGACGAAGCCCAGCAGATCCTGCGCCCCGGTGACCTGCACCAACCCGATGAAGGCATCGAGCGGGATGCGGTGATCTGAGGAGCCCTCCGACGACCACTTGTTCAGCATGGCCTCTGACACCTGACGCCCAAGCCATGCGCTCAGATCACGGGCAATCTGCGCCCGCGTCAGACCCTCGTCGCGCGCATCGCGCAACGCCTGGCCGATGACCCGCGCAATCTTGCTGTCGAGCCGCCCGCGCCCAATGACATCGGCGCTGTAGCCGACAGACACGCGCGGCGGCTGCCAGTCGAACAGGTCCTTGGTCAGAGGGTCACGGTGACGGGCCATGGTCGTTACGCCCCATAGATCACGGACAGACAGTCCGTGATCTGATCGGTGATGCCGGTATCGATCAGCACGTTGACCTCGTCTGCGATCTGCTCGCAGAGCTTGTTATGCGCCTCTACCGCATGGAAAATCACGATCTGGTCGCCACGTTCATGCAGCCAGACCGATTTCGCATCCTGTGCCTGGCGCACGAGTTCAAGGATGTGCTCAAACCGTTCCTTCGGTCCGAGGGATTGAATTGCGGGATGAATGCTCATGCAGAACGCCCCCCAACGCGCAGCCGGTAAAGGCGCATGACGAAGGGCGAACAGAGCGCTACGCTCTCAGGCGACTCACCAGCCACCAAGCAAAGGAAAATCTCCCATGTCGCTTTCGAACTATTCCAAAGCCGCCGCGTCTGTCGGCGAAGAGCTGCGTGACATGCTCCGCGCGCCTGAGTACGGAGATATGCTTGACGCACTTTCTCTTGATGCACTGCGGACGCTCGCCGACTTTCGCGCCGCAAATGACGCAGCTGTGCAGTCAATTGCGACGGCGACACCAAAGCCCCGTCAAGCCCTCTTACGAAAGCTGGATCAGACCCAGCGTTTTTGGGCGATTGCCGCAGCGGCTCAGGTTGCCTTTGAAGCGTCAGCGATGCTGTACGAGGCAGATATTTGCCTGCAGCCAGGAGGGCCATATCGTCAGATGATTGGCACTGCGCAGGCTGTTCTTGATGCAGTTCATGAACACCCGGATGCGCTTTGGCCGTTTCCGACACTGTCGCCATTTTATCCTGATTATTATGAGGAAGAAGAATAGGGTCCATCAGATCCGCCCCGCAGCCTTGAGGGCGGCAATCACGCGTTCCTCATTATCCAGCACCAGCCGCGAAAAACTCGCATCCGGCAGGGCTGCCAGGTTCTCGGAAAGCGCAGTGAACTTGCGCTCAAAGGCATCGGCCACCACCCCGCCCTCAATGGCCTGCAATGCGCCCGCCACGTTGCTGACAGGGCTGTCCGCATCAAAGATCAGATCGAGAACTTTCTCTTGCTTGGGCGCGGGCAATTCGCTCAGCGCTTTCAGCTCCGTCTGTTTTTTCGCCATGTCGGCACCGATCAGACGGCTGCGCGAGGCGGGCGTGAGGTCGGTCCAGATTTTGACAGCCAATTCGATAGACCGTTTAGACAGCCCAATTTTTTCTGCTGTCGAGCGCGCGAAACCGAATATTTCATGGCCGCCCTGATCAGAACGCAAACTTTGCGTTCTGATAGATTTCCGATCCCCGCCATTCTTAGTTTCGGGGTACATCCGTTCCCAAACCTGCTTCAGCTCGTAAAGATGCTGACAGCGGTCAAGGCCGACAACCTCATTGCGACCGAGGTTTTCCATCACCTCTTCAAGCCGCGCCTCATCATCACTTGAGGCAGTGGAAATATGGGCCGGGATATCCTTGCTCCCGAGCCGTTCAAAGGCTGCAAGCCGGTGGCGACCAGATACCAGACGATAGCGGTCCCCAACATGGCGCACCGTGATTGGCATCAGCAGACCCTGCACCCGGATCATATCGGCGAGACCGGCAACCCAGTCCATATTCAGGGCACGGGCGCGGTTGTCAGGGATGTCGATAAGGTCGAGGGGGAGATCGAGATTGCGATCAGTAGTCATAATTTGCCTGTGGTTTTTGATTTTGACGCCACCGCAGGAGTGCGGAGGCGGGATATGTTCAGGTCAATGCGGTCAGAAAACGCCGATCAGGTGCAGGAAATGCAGCCACCAGATGAGGGCGAGCCCCATCGTGAAAAGCATGAGCTGCCCTCCTGGCATGCGCAGGGCCACTGCAGCGGTGAACACCGCCACCTCAGCGCCCCACATGAGGAGAAAGACGATCATCACACCAACTCCGCACGAAGGTCATCCTCTGACCCATCCGCCATCATCAGACAGAGACGTGTATGCAACTTCTCAAGAAGATCGACGTATCGGCTGGTTGCACCATCAATAACCGCGCCCGGCATGTCCGGATCGCTTGAGAGGCGTTCCTGAACAGTTGCTTCGCGAGCAATAGTGAAAATCTCGTCGATCTGATCGATTAACGCCATCACCGACCACCCCAGATAGACATCCCTGCGACCAACATTACGAACAGCACCAAAGCGCCAATCAAAGCGCCGACAAAGCTGTCCTCAATGTCATCGTGAAGCCGGGCAAGTTGAGCAATAAGGTCACGCATCCTGCACCTCCATGACGGGCATTCCCGCCAGAGAAATCGGCTTTGCAGCCTGACGCACAGCCGCGACAAGAGCCTGATCATCAGAAATATCCTCACGCCACAGCTGCTCTTTCGCCTCGCTCATGAGGAACCCCTGAGTGCCGCGCAGGGAGGCAAGCAAACGGGCGCGGCACTCCGGTGATGGGGCAATGCCACCAGAAAGGATGGCCATCACCTCACCCAGATCACGGGCCGCAGCCCGAAAATTGGCCGAGCTGATGTCAAACGCCGGGACAGGTTTGGACAGGATCGCGCTCATGCCGCACATCCTTTGTCAGCGGCCCGCTGCGCTTTTGCCCTTTCAATCAGGGCCTCATTCTCTTTAGAAAGAATACGGGACTTCCGAATGGGATACCGATCCGGGAACAGATCAACCGGTTTGACACCCAGGTATTCGGCAAGCGCGCGCTCGGCAGGCCGCACTGTGCGGCTCCACACGGCGCGCATTGCGCTCGGGTTAATCCCATTGAGTTCGGCAAGGCCATTTAGGGTCATGCCGCGCTCTTCAAGGGCGGATTTGATCTTGGGTTTGGTCCAAGTCTCTTTCGTCATGGTCGTCCTCCTGTTGAGAGCTGATGCAGCAACATCGGCTCTTGACGGGTTTAAAAATCGCAGTAGCGAAAAGCTTCGGCGCTTCGCCTATGAAAGGGATAAGGCAATATGTGGGTTTTGTAAACCCGAATATTGCCCATACAGAGATGGCTAGACAGGAAGTTGTAAAAACCGATCTCGCTCAAAGACTTAGAGACATAAGATCGGATCACGGAGATCCCTCTAGGGAATTCTTTGCCCAACTTCTTGGATTTTCATCCAAAACTTTGGCTAATTATGAGCGTGGTGATACTCAGCCAGATGCAGCAGCGCTCGCCGCTTACAGAAACCAATGCGGGATAGACACAAATTGGCTCGTTACTGGGGATGGAAAGATGCACCCAGACGATGCCTCTGACGGCGAACAACTGGTCGGCGATCAAAAGCGAAATTTGCCGCAAAACTTTGTCCAGCTACCGGTCTACAATGAAGTTATGGCGGCTGCAGGATCAGGCCAAATTGTTCCGGTCACAGAGAAGGCTGATGGAATCGTTGCCTTCGCCAGCTCTTTTCTTAGCGATCAGGGTGCGAATCCCGAGCGCTGCTCGATCATCTGGGCACGCGGCACATCGATGAAGCCAACCATCCCTGACGGTGCGCTTCTGGTTGTAGATCACAGTCAGACTGCTGTTGAGCATGGCTGCATTTACGTTTTCAATGTCTGCGACCGCCTCCTGGTGAAGAGGGCAAGATGGCGATTGGATGGGCGGTTGGAGTTGGTGTCAGATAATATAAGCGAGGATTATCCGGTCGAAACCTTTGGCGCTGACTCGGCTGATGACCTGCGCGTCGTCGGTCGTGTGGTCTATTTTGGAAGGAAGCCATAATCTATGGGAATTAGAATGAAACAGATCATTGCATTTCTTTTGTCTTTTGCGGTGTCAGCCTGCGTGCAAAACACTCAAGATATCAGCAACAATAAGCCTTATATCCTCTCACGCCAGCAACTGGCGCAGGTGCAACAAGGCGTGGGACAAAGTACAGGACTTCCAAATCTGTTACTTGTGTCCCATGTTGCCGCCAGCATAAACAACGACCAGGTTGTTACAGTATGTGGTGTTGCATCATTAGATAAAAACTTTGAAAGCGGGAGTGCATTCATAGGAATTATCGGGCCTACCGGGTTTTCAGTAGCATACATGGCAAACGATCTATCGAGCCAGCGCGCCGTCTACACGCAATGCGACAAATCCGGTTCCAGCATCTCTGCATCAGGATCTAACGCATCGCAAGCGCAGTCCCAAGAAGTTAAATCTCTGATTGGAAAATACAAATCGCAGGATGATCTGTGCCGTGGTGAGAGTTCCGATAAAGCCATTGCCACATGTGATCTTAGAAATGAAACTGCAAAGCAGCTAAATCAGCTAGGCGTTTGCCTCGGGAAGGTCGGCCAACCCAGCTATCATCATAAATGGCACACCTGCGAGGCCAACTCTATCGGAGCCCAATAAAGCTCACTCTTTGCCCTGTGCGCGCCGCATGCGGCGGATCGCCCGCTGCATAATCAACTTCTTTTCCGCCTGCGCTTCGTCAATGCTGCGTTTTTTCCGCTCTATTCTCGCCTCAATAACCTTAAGTCTTTGATATTCATCACCTTTAGAAAACTCGCGCCAAGGCGCGTACACTTCACCTGACTGCACATGATCAACCATAACTTCCTAAACCCCCAGTGTTTTATAGGTTTTGCGAATTTACCATACAGCGGATGGAACTGCACAGTGATTTTTGCACCTGTCAGGAATGCATAAATATGGCTGATTCTCCTTCATAGTTCTTCGGAGTTAAATTTTTAGACCCATAACCAGCAACACATTAATAAATATAGAAAAAACACAATAAATCACGCAAAATATAAACTCCGAACCGATTTCGGAGTTACGGTGATCCAGCTTTCGCACAAAATGAAAAACCGCAGGGGCTATACGGCCTGCTGACCTATAATTTTCCATTTGTCTGCATGATGTTAGCCAATGCGGCCTTTGTGCTGCCAGAATGCAAGTATTTGACGCCTTAGTGAGTGCTGAAAGCCCCATTTCACCACCACTCTTGCACACGCCCTCTCGCACTATCCCTGTCCATAACGCCAATTTTACCCGTCTTTTCAGTGCTTTGA